TCAAGAAAGCGTGTGACGTCGATCCATTGACCGCTTGCCATCTTTCCTTTTTGAACAATTCCGACGCCACCAACATTCGTGTAGTGGTTTACGTTTTTGCCGTTCAGATTGGCTTGCTCAGTCGATGAAAGGACGTCGGTGGCGACTCCTGAAAGATTGGCATAGCGCCACTGCTCCGATCCAGGGTCAGTCGGAAGTTTTCGGCCTGCCCATGCGGCTTCGGGGCCATTTGCTTCGTCGCCACTCCAAATCAGAGCCGTGCGATTATATGTTCGTTGCTTAAGGAGACTTCCTAAGTCGGTCGTGCTTGCGGTTTTAATGGCCGTTTCGTCATTGGCGGCGATAAATATTTTCCGCAATGCTTCGATGAACGCCGCCGCCTGAAGAATCTCGAAGTCTTCGCGTGAGGTCAGAATCAGACAGTACCAATCGTCATTCACTTGTTGAATTGCCTGAATATCTTCAATCAATCCGTGATTTGCGGCGGTGTGAGCAATAGTAAGGTTTGTTGAAGAGCCGACTGAGCTAGCTTCTCCGTCGTTATCCGCAGTTAGAATCAGCGTTGTAGTTCCAGAGGCCACCATTTTGCAGTTTGCATCTGCGTTGATGAGGGCCAGAAGGCCCGCCACAATTTCGGCGGCGGTTGCATCGGCATCAGAGGTGTACTCATAGTCTTCGCCGTTGATCGTGACACGATAAAGCGTTGTGTTCAGAACCGTCGGAGTTAGCGTCTCAACTTGTGCGACGGCCGCTGCGCGTTTACCGATTAGAATTTTCTTTGGTTTCTTTTCTTGCGAGAAAAGGCGCTGCGCCCATTTATATTCTTCGTCTGAGGTTTCAAAGTCTTCTGCAACTCCAGGCAAGTTTGTATAAGTGTGAACTAAGTCACCGCCGAAGTTTCCATTTGGTCCAAGAACGAGTGGAGTGCCAAAGCCTGCGCGGGTGACAGACTTACTGCCTAAGGTGATTTGGACATCGACGATTTGATCTAAGCTCATAATATATTCCTCCTTGTAAGCGTCAGCCGATTTCCGTCTGGTCTTCGCTTCTATTATCTAAAATTCCTGTTTGTTCGATGAATCCGACGTTATCTGTGGCAGCCATTACGCAGCCGAAGGTGATGTCGAACTGAATTCTATTTTCAAATTTTGTTTCGAGCGGAACGCTGACATTTTGTTGATCAGTGCTATTCAGAAGCGCGATTGATGAAGCTGCCAGAGCTTCAAGAGCCGACGGCTTTGACATTGCGTTCGTGATAAGCGCCGCAATTTCCTCTGAGTTGTTACCAAAGATATTCACTGATACGGTGAAAGACCTTTGACCCTCGATAGAATAAACTCCGGGTGAGCTTTGCCTCATATCGTCGTCACCGTAGGTATGAGGGCCAACGATAATTTTTAATCCGATATAAGATAGTTTTGGACGAGGCGAACCTTGCTCCATCCAAATCACTTGCGCATTTGGAACAAGCGGAATGACCTGAGAAGAAATGAAGCTCCAAACGGCGGTTCTGAATTGTGCGACCGTGATGGCACTCATGGTGAGTCCTCCTGGTCGTTTACTCTTTGAAGAAGTGATTTGAAGTAGGGAAGATCGACGTTGCGCCATCGCAGGACGGAGCGAACAGTGAATTCCTCCCCATTAACCAGAACGATATCGGCCTGTCGGATGCCGTCTTCGCTTGCAGGGAAGAGTTCAACTTCAGTGAATAAATTAAAGGATTCGCGATTACGCTCGTTTTCAGGAAGCAGCAAAGATTCTTTTGCAGAGAGCGGCTGAAGTGATCCTACAACCTCGACTGTTTCTGTTGCTGACGGTTGATATACGCCGTCGATGTACGCGCCGTCTGCAATCGGGCGCTTCAATTGATAGGTGCCTGTGGCAAAGGATTCAATCATTCCTCATCCTTTCCACTTAACATCACTTGGTGTCTGACTGAATTCTGCATCTGTCCGGTATCGACGAGAGGTGTATCTCCCTTTTTTCCAGCTCTGGTTTTTGCTTTGACGGTTTTTGGATCAAGTGAAGGTTTGATTCGATCTACAGTGATCGCTTTTTTTATAATCCTGACACCCTCTAACCCCAGGAGACCCAGTGCTTGAGCAACGTCCATTTTCTGGCTTGCCAGATTGAAAGAGAGTTTCTTAATGAAAGAACGTAGATTTTCTTGATTAGCCTCAAGAGGCCCACGGATAAAACTACGCTCCGGGATGTTTCTTGATTCACTTCCGTACTCGTGAATCATTCCTATGGTCGCAACCGTAAGCGATTCGCCACCGGAATTTTCTTCATGCGTGGCACCGGCCGTCGGCCCTACAAGGCCAACTTTCGCATAAGGAGCATTTTTAAGTTTTCTCAGATCGCTAACGAGCTTTTTCCAACCCTTATCAATGTCGGTGACTTTGATCTTTCCCATCACGTCACCATCGGGGTTGTGGGAATTAGTTTTCTAAGCCGGAGATACTCAATCCCGTAGGCAGTGGACGCGAGTAAAGCGTCTCCTTGGGACATAGAGCCCAAATCAACACTTCCGTAACTGCGAGAGAGTTCGCCCACGCGTTCCTGTGTAAGAGGTCCAGCGGTCGAATTCCCTCCCTGGACTCCGCCGCCGGGTCCGGACTTTTTCAAAAGATGAGCGGTTAAATAAGCAAGCCCTGCATCGTAGGCAGTTCCCCATACACCGGCATTCATCGAGACCTGAGCGATACCAATGAAAGCAGCAATTCTCGCAGCATCAACCGACGAGAATTCAGGGAAAAGATTTTTGATGTAGGCCGCATCAACCGCCATTAACTTTTATCCTTCCTGTGCTTTGGATGTTCCGACGTTCTCCATTTTCAGAATTTGCGCTTCGAGCGCGCGCTTAACTTTGAAGCGAGTTTCGGAACTGAGCCATGCTTGAAGGATTTCGACTTTGAAAGTTCCCTCAACGAGCGCAAGCGCCTTCTTTTCGTTGAAGTTGGTCAGGGGCTCCATATTGGACAAATCTTCGGGAGGAGCATTCGGATTGATGGGATTATCACCAAAGGCTTTTGCGGACATTTTCTGACGTTCTTCTTCAGTCAGTTCAGATTCACTCTGCGATTTAACGCGAGTATCGGGCTCTGCGAGTGCGAGAATCCCAGTCTTCAGAAAGCTCTGAATTTCTGTGTCCTTCTTGGCAATTTCCCACAGCTTCGGGTCCACATGGTTTGCACCAGGGATGAATTTGATTCCGTATGCGAAATGAGTATTGGGTCGATTGTAAACTACGATCATATTTCCTCCGAAAATAGTTTTAGAAATACGGAGGAGAGCCGATTTTAGTTTCCTTCGACCCTCTCGTCCGTTGGCTCCAATGGAACCGTTAAGTTAAATTCCGTCTCCGTAACAAACGCTCAGCGGGTAGTAGATAATCACGCCGCCGAAGCTTTCGATGCAGTCGATGATGTATTCGAGATTTCTCTTCTCAACATCGAGCTGTTCAAAGTCGCTCGGAACTTCGAGCGTCAATGCATCGGGATCACGTCTGTATGCGAGCATTCGATCCGTTGAGCCTGAACCCGCGCCGGTGAGTTCATTCACCCAATCGACGTTCTTGATGAACGGATTGTTTTGCAGGAAATATTTCAGGATCGTTGTGTCCGAATTGTCTGAGCGCGGAGTGCTTGCGATGTACGTGTATTTGTCTACAGGGAGGAGCAATGTATCTGGGGTTTCAACGCCCTTCGTATTGGATACGATGGTGTTTGAAACCAAGTTCAAATCACGAATGATTTGCGCGGGCGTTTTTGAGGTCCAAAGTTTTGAAGCACCTGTTCCATCGGCAGGGATCGTGACCGAGCTGATGTTGGGGTTACTTAAAAATCCTGGGAGGCCAGTCGTCGCATCGCCACTGAAGGCGTAACGATTTTCCGCTTGTGCGATTGCACGGCGAGCAGCATTTGCCCGTCGCTGGTCGATCTTTTTATTCGCCATTTTAGAAGAGCGAATTTCTTTGATCGTGTACCCGTAGGCCGCACCCAGTTCTTTGATTGGCGAGGTGAACTTCTTGCCTTTGATGTCCACGCGAGGCAGATCGTCAGCATAGTTTGCGATGATCTTAGCCATACCGGCTTGGTCATATTGGTAATAAGTGATCTCCGTCGCACCGGGATCAGCCTCGGGGTTGAGTGGGAAAAGTCTGCGGGCTTTTAGCTCCGCGTACTTTACGTCAAAAGTTTTTGATTTGATGTACTCCAGCTCACGTTGGAAAAAGACGCTCTCGTCTGAATCCAAATGAGGAAGTTGTTCGTATTTTCTATTCATAGACTATCCTTCCTTTCTTAAAAATTGGCTTCCAAGAGCGCGAAGTTGTTTGCGGTTGCCGTTGTTAAATAGCGAGCTCCAGCCACTACGGCCGTCGCTGACGAAACTGCCGTTCCACCGAAGCTTCCAGGACCATTCCCACCGGCTGCGTAACGGACGTAGACGTCGGAGTCAGGATTCACGTTTGTTTCAACTTTGACCCATGCGCGGCCTTTTCGAAGAGTCGGAACAACTGACTTTGCGGGATACTGGGGATTTGCAACCGTCGGGTCATTTTCGACCGTTTGGGTAGCGATTGAGAGGCCATGGACTTTCTGTGGATCTGTGATGTCAGTCTCAGCCGCAGGAAGTTTGCCGGTGAGATCGCCGACATCTCTAACTACAAGTTTTCCGAAGGGCATTGCTAATGCACACGGAATACTTAGCTTGTCAGTCAATCCGGAATCGGCAAGCTGACCCTCGAAGGCGGCTGCCGGCATATATTGGGAATAATTATTTTGGCTCATGCATTTTCTCCTTTATTCTTTTGTGCTCGACAGAGGTTTTTGCCATTCCTTCTCGTCAGCATCGCGCGACTTGCGACGAGCTGAAGCGGAGTTTGGTTCAGCTTCGTCCTTACGGATGTCGTGAACGGTAAGTGCTTTCCCAAAATTTGAGTTGAAGTCCGCGCGCGCGCGAACCTTTTCAGCCACCGAATCAAACCGCGTGTCGATGTAGACATCAGACTTGCCTTCGAGCTGCGCCGTGGGACTATCAACTAGAATGACGGCACGCTTGATTTGAGCGTCCTCCATCGTGTCAAGTTTCTCGGTTTGCTCTTTTGGAAGGATGTGAGTCGCGATCTTTTCAAGACCCATGCGGGCTTTTGCAAATTCGCGAATTTTCTTATCGTCAG